AGCAACTGCTAGAACAATTGGTGGTGTATCATTTGATGGTACTGCAAATATTGACCTTGCTGGTGTAAATACTGCTGGTAACCAAGATACTTCAGGCAATGCCGCTACAGCCACTGCACTAGCAACTGCTAGAACAATTGGTGGAGTTTCTTTCAACGGAACCGCAAATATTGATCTTCCTGGTGTTAACACATCTGGTAACCAAAATACTTCAGGTAATGCTGCTACAGCTACTGCTCTTGCAACATCAAGAACAATTGGTTTAAGTGGCGATGTATCTGGTTCTGGTTCTTTTGATGGTACTGGTAACTTGACAATTACTGCAACAATTGCTGATGATTCACACAATCATACGATTGCAAATGTTGATGGTCTACAAACTGCACTAGATGCAGGATTTGTTTCTGCTTCTGCAAGTAATGATACAATCACATTTACAACTGCTGGTGGTACAACATCCTCAGTAAGCATTTCTGATGCTGTTCTTTCAACAGAGCAAGTTCAAGATATTATCGGTGGAATGGTATCGTCAAACACTGAAACAGGTATTGGTGTTGCATATGATGATACAAGTGGTAAACTTAACTTTACTGTTACTGCGGCCGGAGTTGTTACTGCAGGTACTAACTTATCATATAGTGGCTCAACTCTAAGTGTTGATGCATCTCCAACATTCTCAGGAACAGTCACAGCTGCTGACTTTAACTCAACTTCAGACGAACGTCTAAAAGAAAATGTTGAAACAATTGCTGATGCCGGTTCTAAAGTTGCTGCGCTACGTGGTGTAAACTTTGACTGGAAAGAATCTGGTGCAAAAACAATGGGTGTTATCGCTCAAGAAGTTGAAGCAGTTATTCCAGAAGTCGTTGCAACTGATAACGAAGGTATGAAGTCAGTTAACTATCAAGCAATGGTTGGTCTACTAATTGAAGCAGTTAAAGAACTTCAAGAAAAAGTTGATGCTCACGAAGCAAAATGTGAATGTGGAAAGTAATATAAATATTACAAACCACTAAAAAATTAGGATGATAAAACATGGCGAATCCAAGTACAAGACAAGAATTAATAGATTATGCATTAAGGCGCTTGGGTTCGCCTGTCATCGAAATTAATGTAGATGATGACCAAATAGAAGATCGTGTGGATGATGCTCTTCAATTCTACCAAGAGTATCATTCAGACGCTACTATGAGAGTCTATTTGAAACATCAAATAACAGCATCTGATGTTTCAAATGGATATGTTACTCTAAATGACAATATACTTTATGTCAAAAGAGTATTTCCTATCGGTGATTCACAATCATCAATAAATATGTTTTCTGTAAAATATCAAATGAATTTAAATGATATATATGATTTGTCATATATTGGCGATCTAATGTATTATGAAATGGTCCAATCATATATTTCTTTATTAGATACGAAATTAAATGGAAATGGCGAATTTGTAAGATTTAATCGACATATGAATGAATTGCATCTAGATGTTGATTGGGGAGCGGATATAAAGGAAAATGACTACATTATTGTTGAATGTATGAGAATAGTAGATCCCTCTACTTATTCTGATGTTTATAACGATATGTTTTTAAAGCAGTATTTAACAGCGCTTATTAAGCAGCAATGGGGCGCCAATCTCATTAAATTTGAAGGTATGCAACTTCCTGGTGGAGTTACATTAAATGGCAGACAAATATTTGATGATGCAACTGAAGAACTTTCTCAAATTAGAGAGCAGATGCAGCTTAATTATGAAATGCCAGTTGATTTTTATGTAGGATAATGGTATGGCAACAAATGTATATTTTAGCCAAAAAGTAAGAACAGAACAAAATCTTTATGAAGATATAGTAATAGAATCTCTAAAGATGTATGGGCAAGATGTATATTACTTGCCTCGTACAATCGTTTCAGAAGATAGAATATTAAATGAAGATATTGAATCTAATTTCGATGATGCTTATATTATTGAAATGTATATTGCTAATATTGATGGATTTGAAGGTGATGGTAATCTATTATCAAAATTTGGCGTAGAAATTAGAGATCAAGCTAATTTTATTGTTTCTAGAAGACGTTGGGAAAATTATATTCAGCGGTTAGAAGATACCTATAAAGTTAGACCAATGGAAGGTGATTTAATTTATTTACCTTTGTCTGGTTCTTTATTTGAAATTAGATTTGTAGAACATGAGAATCCATTTTATCAATTATCAAATCTTCCTACATACACGCTGCAATGCGAATTATTTGAATACTCAGGCGAATCAATTAATACTGGAATTACAGAACTAGATAATATTAATAAAGCTATTTCTCAGCAAACTACTATTATTGTTAACAATACTAATGGTACTAATTTTATTGAAAACGAAAATATTCGTCAAGAAATTGCTGCTGAACCTGGTGAATATATCACTGGAAGAGTAACAGATTTTACTATTGTCGATTCTACTACTTCAAGAGTAATTATTACCGATTGGGCTACGACTAATGGTAAAGTTGTAGATTTTCAAGTAGATGGTAATAAACTAACTGGTTTAGAATCAGGAGCTGAATGGGATATTGTAAATGTGCATGGCATTGAAGACGATCCTTCTAAAAATCAATTTGTAAATGATTATCAAGCAAGAAACCAAGATTTTGAAGTTGAAGGTGATGGAATTATTGACTTTACTGAATCTAACCCATTCGGTGAAATTGGAGATTAATTATGCTAAATGAACATTTCTATCACGCATCTATTCGTCGAACAATTGCTGCTTTTGGAACAATATTTAATAATATTAACGTGGTTCGCAAAGATTCTAATGATGAAGTTAAAAGTATTTTAAGAGTTCCATTAGCATATGGACCAAAACAAAAATTTCTTGCAAGAATAGAAGGTCAAACTGATTTTGAAGATCCAAAAGTAGGAATTAAATTACCAAGAATGTCTTTTGAGATTGCTGGATTAACCTATGATGCTGCATCTAAACTACCTAAAATGAATAAAGTAGTTCAAAATAATTCTATTGCTGATTACACAAAAAGAAATACTCTTTATACTTATAGTCCATATACAATGAGTATTGAATTGGCTATTATGGCTAAAAACCAAGACGATGCTTTACAAATTGTAGAACAAATTATTCCATATTTCCAACCTGATTACACAATAACTATAAATGAAATTCCTTCAATGGGAATTAAAAACGATATTCCTATTGTACTAAGTGGTGTTAACTTATCTGAAGATTATGAAGGTGACTTTTTATCTAGGCGAGCAATTGTTTATACCTTAAGTTTTGATCTTCGTGTTCGTTTTTATGGGCCAGTAAAAGAACAAAAAGTTATTCAAATTGCTGATGTCGATATGATTAATACAAGTCAAGATCCATTTGGATTTTTAGAAGAATATGTTGCTGATGGGTCAGCTGCTGATGGTAATTTTGATAATGTAATTACTGGAAAAGACGAGACTGATGATGGAGCAATTACATAATGAAGAGTGATAAAGACGATATTGATGACGATTATGACTTTGCTAGAGCAAAGTATTATAATTTGTCTGAAAAAGGCGATGAAGCAATAGATCTTATGATGGAATTAGCGAGGGAATCCGAACATCCTCGTGCTTTTGAAGTATTATCGAATATGATGAAACAAAACGCAGAAATTACTGATAGACTAATGGAACTTCAAAATAAAAAGAAAGAAGTTCGTTTAAAAGACGCAAAAGCACTTCCAAATAAAATGACACAAAATAATGTATATGTAGGTTCTTCAACTGACCTGCAAAGAATGCTATTGAAAAAAATGGAAGAAACAGATGTCATCGACTCTGAAGAATAATGAACTTGGCTATCTTGGCAATCCAAACGTTAAACGCGATGGTGTAGAACAAGAATGGACTCAGGAAGAAATTAAAGAATACGCAAAATGTATGAAGAATCCTTCATATTTTGCTAGAACATATTTAAAAGTTATTTCTCTTGATAAAGGATTAGTTCCATTTGATCTATATCCATACCAAGAAGAAATGTTTAAGCATTTCAACGATAATAGATTTTCAGTAGTTTTAGCATGTAGGCAATCAGGTAAATCTATTAGCTCTGTTGCATATCTTCTATGGTATGCTATTTTCAATCCAGAAAAAACAATTGCAATTCTTGCTAACAAAGGGTCTACTGCTAGAGAAATGCTAGCAAGAATTACTCTTATGTTAGAAAATATGCCATTCTTTTTACAGCCTGGAGCTAAAGCTTTAAATAAAAGCTCTATTGAATTTTCCAACAACTCTAGAATTATAGCTGCTGCAACCTCGGGTTCTTCTATTCGCGGCATGTCTGTGAATTTATTATTTTTAGACGAATTTGCTTTTGTTGAAAACGACTCAGAATTTTATACTTCAACTTACCCCGTTGTATCTTCTGGTGATTCTACACGAGTCATTATTACTAGTACTGCAAATGGAGTTGGTAATGTATATCATAAAATTTGGGAGGGTGCAGTTCAATCAACTAATGAATATAAGCCTTTTAGAGTAGATTGGTGGGATGTTCCAGGCCGAGATGAAGCTTGGAGACAAACAACAATTAATAACACATCTGAATTACAATTCCAACAAGAATTCGGTAATACCTTTCATGGAACCGGTAATACTCTTATTGCCCCAGAAATTCTTCTTAAATTACAAGCCAAAGAACCTATTGGCAGAGTTGATAATTTAAGAATTTATAAAGAGCCAGAAGAAGCCCATGAATATATGATATTTGTAGATGTTGCAAAGGGAAGAGGCCAAGACTATTCTGTTTTTAACATTATAGATATGTCTGTAAGACCTTTTGAACAAGTAGCAGTTTATCAAGACAATACTATATCTCCATTGCTACTTCCCGATATAATATATAAGTATGCAAATAGATATAATCATGCGTATGTTGTTGTTGAAAATAATGACCAAGGTTCAGTTGTTTGTAATGGTTTATATTATGATTTAGAATATGAGAATGTGTTTGTTGAGTCTGCAGTTAAGGCCAATGCTATTGGTGTTACAATGACTCGTAAAGTAAAAAGAATTGGTTGCTCAAATATGAAAGATTTAATAGAGCAGCAAAAATTAGTAATTAATGATGCAGAAACTATTTTAGAATTATCTACATTTGAAGCCAGAGGAAATTCTTTTGAAGCTTCTTCAGGCAATCATGACGATATTGTTATGAGTTTAGTTTTATTTGGTTGGTTTTCAACCAATGCATTTTTCGCCGAGCTTACGGATATTGATATGAAATCTTTGTTATATTCAGAAAGAATTAAAGCTATGGAAGAAGATATAGTTCCAGTTGGCTTTTTTGATGATGGTAGAGAAGATAAGTATGAAACAGACAGCGATGGAGTTGTCTGGGAAGCAGTAAATACTGGAATTTATTAATATTATAAATATATACGAGTGACAAACAATTCGTATTATGAAATCATATAATTATCCCGAGCTTATAATCTTTTTTGGAGAGGAATAAAAATGGCTTTTCAAGTATCACCAGGAGTTCAGGTCAAAGAAATTGACCTAACGAATGTTGTTCCAGCTGTATCATCATCTATTGGTGGTTTTGCTGGCGCATTCAACTGGGGGCCAGTAGAAGAAATGCGCACAGTTGGTTCAGAAAAAGAACTTGCTGCAATTTTCGGTACCCCAGACAGCGTAACTGCGTCTTACTTTTTAACAGCTGCTAGCTTCTTAAACTATGCGAACGCATTAAAAGTTGTACGTGTTGCAACTGATAATCTTAATGCTTCAACTGGTTCAGCTGGCCAGCTAATTAAAAATCGTGACGCTTACGATTCAGCAGTAATCCCACACGAGTGGGTTGCTAAATATCCAGGAACATTAGGTAATGCACTAACAGTTTCAATGTGTCCAGCAGACTCAGCAGCGTTTAGTGCATGGGCTTATGCCGGTCAATTCGATGCAGCACCTGCAACATCTGATTGGGCTTCTGAAAGAAGTTCTTCTAATGATGAAATGCATATTGCAGTTATCGATAGAACAGGAGCATGGACAGGCACCCCAAACACAGTTTTGGAAGTTTGGCCTTTTGTGTCTCAAGCGGCAGAAGCTAAAACTCCACAAGGAGTTTCTAACTACTATGCAGATGTTTTAAACGACAATTCAGCATATGTATGGTTTGGCGTGGCGCACTCATCATTAGTGCATTCCGGTAAAGATAGTGGCGATTATGCCGGAGACTATCTTGACACTATTACACCAGCTATTATCGAAGAAAATATGGCACATGGTACTGATGATAACGTACCTACAGTTGGAGAATTGCAAACCGGATATGACATGTTCGAAGATGCAGAAACTGTAGATGTTAATTTAATATTCTCAGTTCCAGGAATAAATAGTGGTGACGACGTTACTTTAGCTAATGACTTGCTAAGCATTGCAACAAATCGTAAAGATGCTGTTGCGTTTATTTCGCCTCCAATAGAGGACACCGTAGGAACGGCCACACCGGCAGCTGATGTAAAAGCATTTGCTGATCAATTAACATCAACTTCATATGGTATGATCGATTCCACTGCACTTAAAGTATATGACAAATATAATGACACATATCGCTGGATTCCAGCATGTGGTCATATGGCTGGCTTATGTGCAAATACAGATAATGTAGCTGACACATGGTTCTCACCAGCTGGTTTAAACCGTGGTCAACTATTAGGTATTACAAAAGTTGCTTTTAATCCAAAGCAAGCTGATCGTGATACACTTTATAAAGCACGTATTAATCCAATCGTATCTTTCCCTGGACAGGGTACTGTATTATATGGCGATAAGACGGCTCAATCTAAGCCATCTGCATTTGACCGTATTAATGTACGTAGATTGTTCATTGTTTTAGAAAAAGCGATTGCGACTGCTGCTAAATATCAACTCTTTGAATTCAACGACGAATTTACCCGTGCAATGTTCCGTAATATGGTAGAACCATTCTTACGTGATGTTAAGGGTCGTCGTGGGCTTACAGACTTTGCGGTTGTTTGTGATGCAACAAATAACACAGGTGAAATTGTAGATTCAAACCGCTTTGTGGCTGATATCTATATTAAACCTGCCCGTTCAATTAACTTCATCACATTGAACTTCATCGCGACTCGTACTGGCGTTGAATTCTCTGAAATTATTGGTCAATAAGGAGAATAAACAATGGCTATCTTAGGCGTAGATGATTTCAAATCAAAACTAGTCGGTGGTGGTGCACGTTCCAACTTATTTAAAGTTGAAATGGGTTTCCCAGCCGGTATCGCAGGTGCGGCCGAGTCTGAAATTGGTGGCTTTTTAATTAAAGCAGCACAGCTCCCAGCTTCCGTTATTGCACCTATCACAGTCCCATTCCGTGGACGCCAACTTCAAATTGCGGGTGACCGTACATTTGAACCTTGGACAATCACAATCTTAAATGATACAAACTTCATTCTTCGGAATGCATTCGAGCGTTGGATGAACTATATCAACTCTCACAATGCAAACACAGGTGAAGTTACGCCATCTAACTATTTTGCTGATGCAGCAGTTTATCAGCTAGATAAAGATGGAAATTCAGTCAAAGGTTATACTTTCCGCGGCATGTGGCCAACGAATGTTGCAGCAATTGACGTATCATTTGATAACGAAAATGCTATTGAGGAGTTTACAGTTGAACTTCAAGTACAGTATTGGGAATCAAACACCACTACTTAATGGCATATAAATAATAGCAGAGGGGTTTTATCCCCTCTGTTTATTATAACGTAGGAAAAATTAAATGGCGGAAATATTTGGGTTTGAGATTAAGCGAAAAGAGCAAGAACAAGAAGATAAGAAAAAACAGTCTTTTGTTGCTCCTTTAGAAGATGATGGTTCTAGTTATATTCAGGCCGGAGGTTACTTTGGTCAATATGTTGATATGTCTGGAACAGAAGGCGCTAAATCTGAAGCTGATTTAATTCGTAGATACCGCGATATTGCACAGCATCCAGAGTGTGATGCAGCAATTGAAGATATTGTAAATGAATCTATTGTTTCTGATTACACATCAGCACCTATAGAACTACTTACTGATGAGTTAAAACAACCAAATAATGTTAAAAAACTAATTAGAGAAGAATTCGAAAACGTAATTTCTCTTTTACAATTTAATCATTATGGTCATGAAACATTTCGTAAGTGGTATGTAGACGGTAGATTGTTTTACCATATTATTATTGATGAAAGCAGTCCAAAAAAAGGAATTTTAGAATTAAGACCAGTTGATCCAACTAGAATTCGTAAAGTAAAAGAAATTGATTCTCAAAAAGATCCAAAAACTGGTGCAGATATTATTAAAAGTATTGACGAATACTATCTTTATCAAGATAGCTCCATGAGCAAATCCAATCAAGGATTAAAAATCTCAAAAGATGCAATTCAATATACAACATCAGGTCTACTAGATTCTTCTCGTAAAAAAGTTCTTTCATATTTGCATAAGGCAATTAAACCAGTCAATCAATTACGAATGATGGAAGACTCTTTGGTAATTTATAGATTATCAAGAGCTCCAGAACGTAGAATTTTTTATATTGACGTGGGAAATCTTCCAAAAGGTAAATCGGAAGAATACTTGCGTGGCATTATGAACCAATATCGTAATAAATTAGTATACGACGCGTCAACTGGCGAAATTAAAGATGACCGTAAACATATGTCAATGCTAGAAGATTTTTGGCTACCACGTCGTGAAGGAGGTAGAGGTACAGAAATTTCGACTCTTCCTGGTGGTGAAAATTTAGGCCAAATTGATGACATTATTTATTTTCAAAAGAAATTATATAAATCATTAAATGTTCCAGTGAATAGATTAGAACAAGAAGCACAATTTTCATTAGGTAGAGCTACAGAAATTTCTAGAGATGAAGTTAAGTTTCAAAAATTCATTAATCGTTTACGTAAAAAGTTTTCATGGTTATTTTTAGATCTTTTAAAAACACAGCTATTACTAAAAGGTATTATTACTGAAGCTGATTGGAAAGATATAAAAGAAAATATTGCTGTTGACTATATTAAAGATTCTCACTTTGCTGAATTAAAAGATGCTGAGATTTTAAGAGAAAGATTAGAATTACTTGCGCAATTAGATGAATACGTAGGAAACTATTTTTCTAAAGATTGGGTGCGTAAGAATATTTTAATGCAAAACGATGATGAAATTGAGCTTATGGATAAGCAGATTGAAGATGAAAGAGACTCAGGTCAAATACCTGACGAAGACGATCTTGAAATATAAATTATTATAAATATACTAAAAGGTGACTAATAAATGACCGAAACAATTGATTTAATTAATGCTTTAGCAAGTGGTAAAACTTCAGACGCTAATAATACTTTTAACGATTTAATGTCTAGTAAAATTAGTGTAGCGCTTGATGCCAAGAAGATTGAACTAGCTAATGATGTATATAATGGCGTAACAGATAGTATTGAACAGGAAATTTCTACAGATGAAATTCAAGGAACTGAGACAGAAACTGACAGTGAGTGAAGCTTCTGAAAAAGAAGTTAAAACTCTTAAAGTTGGTAAAAAATCTAAAGCTGTAATTAAGCAGAAAGGTTCCAAGTTTTCTGTTTATATCGATGGCACTTTGCTAGACGATAAATATAAAAATGCTAAAGAAGCAGAAAAAGCTGCAAAAGAATTTGCAGATTTAATGGGAGCATAAGTTAATGAAACTTATTACAGAACATCTTGAGGATAGCCTCAATTATATTACCGAAGAAAAGAACGGTAAGAAAAATGTAGTTATTGAAGGTATCTTTATGCAAGCCGAATCTAAAAATAGAAATGGCCGTGTATATCCTCGTGATGTGATGGAAGGTGCAGTTAATAAATATGTTACCGAACAGGTTTCCAAAGGTAGAGCAGTTGGTGAATTAAATCACCCAGAAGGTCCTACCATTAATTTGGATAAAGTATCGCATCGCATTACCGAACTTAATTGGGATGGTAATAATGTGATGGGAAAAGCACTTGTGTTAGACACTCCAATGGGCCAAATTGTAAAAGGTTTGGTTGAAGGTGGATGTCAGCTGGGTGTTTCTAGTCGTGGTATGGGAACTCTTGTGAATAAAAACGGAGTAAATGTTGTTGGGAATGATTTTATTCTCGCAACAGTGGACATTGTTCAAGACCCCTCAGCCCCTCAAGCTTTCGTTAATGGGATTATGGAAGGCGTTGAATGGGTTTGGGATAATGGTCTACTCAAAGCACAAGAAATTGAAAAATATGAGACTGAAATCAAAAAGGCATCTTCATCCCAATTGGCTGAAAGTCAATTGAAGGTGTGGCAAGATTTCCTCTCAAAACTTTAACTCTATGAATCAAGGAGTAAATTATATGTCTGAAGAGACCAAAAACGAAGAGTTGGATCTCATTGAAGACGTTTCTGAAGTAGAGCTCCAAGATGAAGACCTCGTTGAAGACGTTGAAGTTGAGACTGAGGAAGACATCGTGGAAGATGCTGTCGAAGCAGAAACTGAAGAAGTAGTAGCTGAAGAAACAACTGAAGAAGTTGTTGAAGAAGCTATTGAAGAATCAGCAATGCCGAAGACTAAGGCTGGTATTATTAATGCCATGTACAAAGAAATGTCCAAAATGAAAAAGGCCGACTTAACAGCCGCCTATGAAAAATTTATGGGTAATGATGACGAAGACGGCGATGATGACGACGATGATGATGATGAAGAAATGAAGGAAACTAAAGGTAAAGTAAAAGAAGGCTATGACTTCGAAGCTGACCTTGAAGCCCTAGTATCTTCTGATGAAACATTATCTGAAGGATTCCAAGAAAAAGCAGCTACAATCTTTGAAGCAGCAGTAAAAACAAAAGTTGCTGGTGAGATTGATCGTCTAGAAGCTGAATATACTCAGCACCTAGAAGAAGAAACAGCTGGTATTCGTGACGAACTAGTAGAAAAGGTAGATGGTTACCTTAACTATGTCGTTGAGAATTGGATGGAAGAAAATCGTGTAGCAGTAGAAAATGGTTTACGCGCAGAAATCGCAGAATCATTTATGGAAGCGCTAAAAGGTGTATTCACTGAGCACTATATCGAAGTACCAGAATCAAAAGTTGATATGGTTGACGATCTAGCTGAGCAAGTTGAAGAGCTTGAAGCACAACTAACTAAAGCTACAGAAGACAATATTCGTCTAAACGAATCTGTTTCAGATTTTCGTCGTACAGAAATTTTAGCAGAAGCATCTAAAGATTTAGCTGTTACTGAAGCTGAAAAGCTAAAGTCACTTGCTGAAGATGTTGATTTTGAAGATGAAGAAACTTTCACTAAGAAAGTAGCTACATTAAAAGAATCATACTTTGCTAAAGAAACCGTAACTGAAAATGTAGAAGAAGCAGAAGTTTCTATGAACGCAGATGGTGAGGAAATTGAAGTTTCACCAGTCATGGAAAAATATCTGGCTGCTCTATCTAAGTCTAACAAATAATATCCATTAGGAGAATAAACAAAATGTTTAACGCAGAAAATGCTCAACAGAAATGGCAGCCGATCCTCGAGAACGCTGACGTTCCTGAAATCAAGGACAACTATCGTAAGTCCGTAACTGCTGTACTTCTAGAAAACCAAGAAAAAGCAATGCGCGAAGAGCGTGCGGCTTTTGGTTCTTTAAACGAAACTGCAGCTAACGCAACTGGTGGTGGAATCGATACATTCGACCCAGTACTTATTTCACTTGTACGCCGTGCAATGCCAAACCTAATGGCATACGACGTTGCTGGTGTTCAGCCAATGTCAGGCCCAACTGGTTTGATCTTTGCTATGAAATCACGTTATAGCACACAAGGCGGTGCAGAAGCGTTATTTGGCGAAGCAAATACAGCGCACGCCGGTGGCGGTTCACACGCAGGTACATCTGACTCACTAGGTTCATATGGCACAGATACTACACCAGCTGACGATGTTGAAGATTCATTCGCAACTGGTACAGGTATGGCAACATCAGCTGCTGAAGCTCTTGGTAACACAGGTAACGCATTCGGTGAAATGGCTTTCTCAATCGAGAAAACATCCGTAACTGCGAAATCACGTGCACTAAAAGCTGAGTACACAATGGAACTAGCACAAGACCTTAAAGCAATCCACGGTCTTGACGCTGAATCAGAACTAGCAAACATCTTGTCTGCTGAGATTCTCGCAGAAATCAACCGCGAAGTTATCCGTACAATCAACGTAAAAGCGAAGCTTGGCGCACAAACTTCAAACACAGCAGTAAATGGTGTATTTGATGTTGATGGCGATTCAGACGGCCGTTGGTCAGTAGAGAAGTTCAAAGGCTTGATCATGCAGATCGAGCGTGAAGCAAACGAAATCGCGCGTGAAACACGTCGCGGTAAAGGTAACTTCATGATCTGTTCTTCAGACGTTGCATCTGCTCTTGCAGCAGCTGGCATGTTAGACTACACTCCAGCTCTATCAGCTAACTTAAATGTTGATGACACAGGCAATACATTTGCTGGTGTTCTTAATGGTCGTACAAAAGTATACATCGACCCATATGCAGGTCAGGACTATGTAACTGTAGGTTACCGTGGTACTAACCCATACGATGCTGGTCTATTCTACGCACCATACGTTCCATTAACAATGGTTCGTGCAGTTGGTGAGTCTGACTTCCAGCCACGTATCGGCTTCAAAACTCGCTACGGCATGGTTGCTAACCCATTTGCGGGTGGCGCAGGTTCAAGCGAAACAGGTACAGATCGTGCTAACCAGTACTATCGTATCTTTGCTGTAACTAATATCTTAGGTACATAATAAGAGTAGGGTTAACCTACCTTCTTTGAGGGGCTCTTCGGAGCCCCTTTTTTTATCATATAAATAGTATAAAGTAATTTAGATGGAAAATTATTATGGCTTACACAAAAGAAATCAATTATAATACTCAACCAACTTCGTATTTAGTTGAACAACAAACTTTTGCGAATCCAGCTGGGTTTCGTTTAGCAATTGATAGTTTAAAATATCCAAATGCTCAATATACTGTTCAAGCAGCAGTTATTCCAGATCTTTCAGTTCCTGGCGCAACAATGAATACACCAAAGAGAAATATTCTAATAGCTGCAGATAAGCTTGATTATGCTCCTCTTACGTTAACATTTTTAGTTGATGAGCAATTTACAAATTATCAAGAAATTCATGATTGGATGTTTGGAATGGTTGGTCAAGGAGATCAGGGGCAAACTAAAACTAGAGATCTTACACTAATAATATATAATTCTAATAATAACGTTGTAAAAGAAATAAAATTTGCAGACGCGCATCCGACAAGTTTATCTTCTTTACCATTTGAAGTTACTACTGAAACAGTAAACTATTTAACAGCGGTTGTGGAATTTCAATACAGTTATTACAAATTTTTATAAAGGTAATATTATATAATGCTAAATCTTGAAGACGTTTTGAAAATGTGGGCTAAAGATTCTGAAATTGATGATATAAGATTAGATGAAGCCTCAAAAAAGACTGCCTCTCTTCACGCAAAATACTTAGAAATGCTATCTGTAACTAAGCTTCAACTGAAGCGTAGAGATATGGATTTTAAAGTTTTGCTAAAAAACAAATGGCTTTGGTATAATGGTAAAATGCCAAAAGACCAAATAGATCAGCTTGGATGGGAATATGATGCTTTGAATGGATTGAAAGTACTAAAAGGCGAAATGGATTACTATTATGATTCTGATCCACATATTCAAGAAGCACAAGCAAAAATCGATTATCTAAAAACTTTAATTGAGACTTTAGAGGAAATTATAAATACTATTAGGTGGAGACATTCTACTATTAAAAATATGATTGACTGGAGAAAATTTGAAAGTGGTGGATAATGGATGTTATAAAGATTCAGAATAAGAATCATTCATTTTTACATGTAGATTGTGAGCCATCTGTAGCAAACGAATTATCTGATTTTTTTACTTTTTATGTCCCTGGCTATAAATTCATGCCAGCATATAAAAATAAAATCTGGGATGGTAAGATTCGTTTATATGATGTTCGTAAAAAAGAACTGCCGGCTGGCTTATTTCGATATGTAGAAGAATTTGCTGGAACACCTGGTAGAGGTTATCAACTTGAATTGCTCCATAATAACTATTATGGATTACCTAATACTGAAGCTGATATCGATATGTCATTCATGAAAGAAATGACAATTACATCAAAAGGAAAACAAATTGAGCCAAGGGACTATCAACTACAAGCAATTGAGCATGGATTAAAAAATAAAAGAGCTTTACTTATTTCACCAACTGCTTCTGGCAAATCTTTAATTATTTACTCAATGCTTAGATGGTACCTAAACAATAATGATAAAAAAGTAATCATTATTGTTCCTACTACTTCATTAGTAGAACAAATGTATAAAGACTTTGGAGATTATTCAGAATTTGACGATACGTTTAACGTAGATAAATTATGTCATAGGATTTATTCAGGAAAGGAAAAGATCTTTGGCCAACGAGTCGTTATTACTACTTGGCAATCGATTTATAAAATGCCCGGTCACTGGTTTGAGCCATATGGTATGGTGATCGGAGATGAAGCACATAATTTTAAAGCTAAGAGCCTTACTTCGATTCTTACAAAGTGTCGTGAGGCTGAATTTAGATTTGGTACTACTGGTACACTTGACGGTACTAATACACACAAACTTGTTTTGGAAGGCTATTTTGGACCAGCGCATTATGTCACTACAACGAAAAGTCTCATGGATCAAGGAGCGCTGGCGGAACTAGACATATCAGTACTTTTATTGAAATATTCTGATGAAGAATGTAAGCTAATAAATAAAGTAAAATACCAAGAAGAAGTTGGTTTTATTGTTAAAAATGAAAAGCGAAATAACTTTATTGCTAATTTAGCTTTAGATCAAGATGGAAATACCTTAGTATTATTTCAACTTGTAGAAAAACATGGTAAGCCTTTGTATGATTTAATCAAGGCAAAGGCTCACCATCGAAGAAAAATATTTTATGTCTCTGGTTCTGTAGACACTGATATTAGAGAACAAATTAGAGAAATTGTTGAAAGAGAAAAAAATGCTGTTATTGTTGCAAGTCTTGGTACCTTTAGCACTGGTGTTAATATTCGGAATTTGCATAATATCATATTCGCTAGTCCAAGTAAATCACAAATTAAAGTTTTACAATCAATTGGGCGAGGATTGAGAAAGAGTGATGACGGTAGAGAGACAAAGCTATATGATTTAGCTGATGATCTCCATTGGAAAAGTAATAAGAACTATACACTAAATCACGCAGCAGAACGCATTAAGATATATACTAAAGAGAAATTTAAATATAAAATATACGAGATAACTTTATGAATAGCTTTACAGAAGATCCTTTAGATGATATGGACATTCAACACATAAGGTTGTCTGATGGAAATGAGATTATTGCATATATAAATTCTATTGAAGGAGCGATGATCGTCATGGAAAGGCCTATGATACTAAATTTAGCTATGCAAGCTAATGGCAATGACACATACTTTTTTACTAAATTTATGCCATTTGCTAAAAGCTCTTTAATTAAATTAAATTCTAGAAATATTGTTTCTGCTACAGAAGTCAGAAATGATATTAAAGAAAGATATATTCACGCAGCTTTAAAAGGTGATGAAAAAGTAGAACAAACAAAAGCTGATGCTGAAATGGAAAAGGCTACTGAAGAGGAAATGGATTTAAATTATGCTATATCACCATCTAAAAAGCTACATTAATTAAGTATATCCCCCTCTCTCACCGGACTCTATTAATTATACCATAGGTTTGCAAATCTGTAAACCCCTAAAATGCATTTATTTTAAAAAAAATTTAAAAAAAGTGTTGTACAAATCCTTAGAATTAGTTTATAATAATAACTAATAATATACACTAGGAGCTATAATATGACTAAAAAAATCAAGCCTAGAGATAAGCCACACTATGTTAACAATAGAGAATTCTCTCAAAAAGTTGTTGACTATGTTGCAACCGTACGTCAAGCTGAAGCAGAAGGTAATTCACTACCTGTAGTAACAGATTATATTGCTAATTGTTTCCTTAAGATTGCCGAAGGCTTGTCTCACAAATCTAATTTTATTCGATATACTTACCGTGAAGAAATGGTAATGGATGCTGTAGAAAATTGTTTGAAAGCAATTACAAACTACAATATCGAAGCCGCTACACGCACAGGTAATCCTAATGCTTTTGCGTATTTTACTCAAATTTGCTATTATGCTTTTTTACGCCGTATTGCAAAAGAAAAGAAGCAGCAAGATATTAAATTTAAGTGGATTGAAAAAGCTTCTGTAGATGAATTTTTACAATCAGGATATGATAATGCAGATTCAGGTAGATACTTTGTAGATCAGTTAAGATCTAGAATTGATAAAGTTAAAGATACTGATAAACAACTTAAAGATTTTGCGAAAGAAGAAAAAGCAAAAATTAAAAAAGCTAAAGGAATAGAATTGTTTATGGGAGATGAGTAATGGGTTTAAAAGAACAATTTATTATGTTTTGCGAAGCTTCTAGAGTTGCAAATGAATTTAGAGAAAGAAAAGGTCCAGATGATGCTGAGACCATAAAAGCATATGATAGCGCAAATAAATTAAAGCGTAATATTCTCGAGGGTATTGATGAAAATTGCAATTCTTAATGACACACACTGTGGTATACGTAATTCTTCAGAAATTTTTATTAAAGATCAAGAACGGTTTTACTCAGAAGTATTTTTTCCTTATTTAGAAGAGAATAATATTAAACAAATTCTCCATCTTGGAGATTATTATGACCATCGCAAATTTGTAAATTTTAAAGCTCTTAATTCAAATCGAAAAGTGTTTTTAGATACTCTTAAGCGTGAGGGTATTCATATGGATATTATTCCAGGAAATCACGACGTTTTTTATAAAAACACGAATGACTTATGTTCTTTAAAAGAATTGCTTGGATATTATACATCTAATGTTAATATTATTATGAAGCCAAAAGTTATCGATTATGATGGGCTTAAAATTGGATGTGTCCCTTGGATTAACTCTGAAAATTATGCTGAATCAATTCAATTTATTAAAAAGTGTCCGGCTTCAATTCTTGGAGCTCACTTAGAGCTTATTGGTTTTGATATGATGCCAGGAATGCCAAATACTCATGGTATGAGCTCTGAAATATTTGAACGTTTTGAGTTGGTAATGTCTGGCCACTTTCACACAAAATCTCATCGAGGAAATATTCACTACCTTGGAAATCAAATGGAATTTACTTGGTCAGATTGTAATGATCCAAAATATTTCCATATTCTTGATAGTGAAACTAGAGAACTTACACCTGTAAAAAATCCAAACACATTGTATAAAAAAGTATTTTACAATGATGAAAAAAATGATTATAATAATTATGATACGTCGAATCTTGCAAATAAGTTTGTCAAGCTAATTGTGGCTAAAAAAACTGATCCATTTTTATTTGATAGGTTTGTAGATCGTATTCAAAATGAAGATATTCATGAACTAAAAATTGCTGAAACTTTTGAAGAATTTACTGGTGATAATGTCGATGACAAATCCGTATCAGTAGAAGATACTACTGATCTTCTTGACTCATATGTTGAAGCAGTAGAAACAGATTTAGATAAAGGCCGTATTAAGAATTTAATGCGTACTTTATACGTAGAAGCACAGGCTACAGAATTAGTATGATATATTTTAATTACGTCAAATGGAAAAACTTTCTATCAACTGGTAATGAATGGTCAGAGGTTCAATTAGATAAATCTCCAACTACATTAATCGTAGGGCAGAACGGCTCAGGAAAAAGTACTCTTTTAGACGCTTTATCTTTTGCTTTATTTGGTAAACCACATAGAAATATTAATAAACCTCAACTAATCAATTCAATCAATAATAAAAATTGCGAAGTTGAAGTAACTTTTACAATTGGTAAGCATAAATTTAAAGTTGTTCGTGGTATTAAACCAGGAAAATTTGAGATCTGGCAAAACGGTAATATGATTAATCAATCATCAACTGTTAAAGATTACCAAAAATTTCTTGAGCAGAATATACTTAAGTTAAATCATAAATCGTTCCATCAGATTGTTGTTCTTGGCTCAAGTTCGTTTATACCATTTATGCAATTGCCGGCGCAGCATCGTAGGGATATTATTGAAGATTTGCTTGATATTCAAATTTTCTCTAAAATGAACCAAATTCTACGTGAAAAAGATACTAAACTAAAAGAAGAAATTAATAGCATTACATACGAGTATGACTTAAATAAAGAGAAAATTGGTCTTCAAAAGAAATATATTAGAGATATTACAGAATTAAATGAAGACCAAATTTCTAAAAAAGAAACTCAGATAGATGAATATACTGATGAAGTTCATTTGTTAAATCGCACAAATGAAGATCTATCTAATGAGCTATTAAAGTTACAGGAAGGATTGGACGATGATCTCAAAGAGGCGCACAATAAAAAGCAATCGCTCTTGCATTATAAAGCGCAGTTCCAAACCCAAGTTAAATCAGTTGTCAAAGACGCTAAGTTCTATGAGGAAAACTCCGTTTGCCCAACATGTTCCCAAGATATTGCCGATAATCTTCGACACGAAAAACTGTCCATTGCCAAGTCCAAAGCCAAAGAACTTAACGAAGCAATTTTTGATGCATCTGAACAGTCGACTGTTGTGGAATCAACTATTGAACGGCTCAATAGAACTTCAGAGCAGGTCAGAGAAAACACGTCGAATATATCATCTAATAATTCTACAATCACCAGGCTCCAAGGACAAATACACGATCTTCAGAGCGAGATAGATAGCCTTCAAGGTTCTGGCGGTGATTTGAAAAAAGCTAATGAAGACCTTAATGTATTAAATGAAGCTCGTAATGTTTTATCAGAAGAAAAGTTATCGCTTGTAGATAGTAGATCGTATAATCAAGCTGCATCAGAAATGTTAAAAGATAGTGGTATTAAAACAAAAGTAATTAAGCAATATTTGCCAGTTATGAATAATTTGATTAATAAATATCTACAAGTACTTGATTTTTTTGTTTCTTTCAACTTAGATGAAAACTTCAATGAGACAATTAAGTCTAGACATAGAGATTCATTTAACTATGCTTCGTTTTCCGAAGGAGAAAAACAAAGAATTGATTTAGCTTTATTATTTACTTGGCGTCAAATCGCAAAAATGAAAAATTCTACATCTACAAATTTACTAATTTTAGATGAAACTTTTGACTCATCTTTGGATCATGATGGTATTGATAATTTAATGAAGATTCTTTATACTCTTGATGATAATACAAATGTCTTTGTTATTTCACATAAAGGAGATCTATTAGATGGTAAATTTAGAAATAAAATTGAATTTATAAAAGAGCATAATTTTAGCAAAATGAAAAAGGTCGCATGATGAATATATTACCAAATGAACATCCAATGCTGAATTCTCCTTTGATAGATATTCAGTCAATAGATATGGATGAACTCCGCGATATCGCAGATAAATTGTATTCATTTGTAGATAAGCAAGGTGGAGCTGGATTAGCTGCAAATCAAGTTGGAATTGATAAACGTATGTTTGTTGTAAAATATCAAGATTATCAACAAACGTTTATTAATCCTAAAGTAACGTGGGAGTCAGATAACTACCTCTTATTGGAAGAAGGTTGTCTTACATATCCAGGATTATTTATGAATGTAAAACGTCCAGATGCTATTCGAATGTCATTTATTGATTATGAAGGCAAAAAGCAAGAAGAGCAGCTTTTTATGGGAGTAACTAATAGAATTATCCAGCATGAGTACGATCATATGGAAGGAAAGTTCTTTTGGAGTCATTTATCTAAAATTCAATTAGATCGCTGGAATAAAAAATTAAAAAAATCTAAGAAAGCTGCCTAAGTTATTGATTATTAAAGAAATCTTTTTTTCACTTTTTTGCATTTAGGGGTTTACATTTGCTGAGAACTATGATAGAATATATCTATTAAATGGAGAAATGGCATGGCAAATCAATCTAAATCAATACTAGCTAAGCTTTTAGCTAATGAGAATATTTCTATTCAATATGGAAATTTTCCCACAGCTTTTTTTGATGTTGAAAAACGAGTTCTTGGTCTTCCTTTATGGAAATCTTCAAGCAGGTTTCTTACTGATCTTTTAATTGGACACGAAGTTGGCCATGCGCTTTATACTCCAAAAGATGGTTGGCACGATTCTTCAATTGAAATTCCTGGTTGCCCACGCTCTTATGTGAATGTTGTTGAAGACGTTCGCATTGAAAAGAAAATTCAATCTAAGTATCCTGGTCTTACAAGATCTTTTAAATTAGGATATAAAGAGCTTTTTGCTCGTAACTTTTTTGGTACAAAAAATAGAGACATTGAAAGTTATTCATTAGTTGATAGAATTAATATTAAAGCTAAATTGCGCGATATTATTGATGTTCCATTTTCAAAAGAAGAGCAGCCTTTAGTAAATAAAGTTATGTCTGTAGAAACTTGGGATGATGTTTTAGACGCATGTCGAGATTTATACGCATATATGCAAGAGCATAAGGATAATAATAATGATAATTTTGAAGACAATTCATCTCAAATGCAAAGCCCTAATAGCGGAAATGAGAATGAAGATCTTTCTATGGAAAGCCAATCGTCTAATAGCGAAAGCAGAGAAGAAGCTGAAGACGAAAATCTAGAAAATTCAATAGAAAATTCAAGTGAAATATCTAATGAATCTGACCAAGTTAAAGATACAGAAGGTGGAAGTTCTTTTGTTGAAAGCTCCAAAAAAGTAGATATTGGCGATGTTGAAAACGTTGAGACTGATGCAAGTTTTCGCGAAAATGAAGAAGATCTTTTAGAAAAAGATGATGCTGGTAAGCAACCCCTTTATGTTCGTTCTATTAGTAAAAATCAATATAAAGAAATGCTATTTACTTATTCAGATGTAGAACAGGCCCGAAAGTTGAAGATTTCTGACCACCCTGTAATTGTATGGGAAGATTATAAAGCTTTTCTTGATGAGACTAATAAGACAACTGGTTTAATGGCAAAAGAGTTTGAAATGCGCAAAGCTGCTTATAGAACTCAAAGAGCTCAAACAGCTCGTACTGGCTCTATTGATACTAATAAACTTCATAGTTATAAGTATAATGACGATATTTTTGCAAAAGTAACTAACCTTGCTGATGCAAAATCGCATGGTATGATTATGCTAATAGATTATTCAGGTTCTATGGACAGAATTCTAGGAGATACAATTAAGCAAACTTTAAATCTTGCAATGTTCTGTAAAAAGGTTAATATTCCATTTGTAATATATGGGTTTACTTCTGGAAATCCTTGTGGTCGTGAATATTCTACAATTAGTATTGGAGAAGTAGATCATAAAGATACAAGAATTTTTGAACTATTAAATTCTTCTATGAAAAAAACAGCGTATGAAGAAGCTTATAGAATGCTTTATCTTTACACATTAGAAGACACATATCACTGGAACCACCTTTCTGATATTGAAGGTTTTGGTGGTACTCCGCTGAATGAAGTTATCATGGCTTCTGATCACATAGTAAAAGATTTTCGCAATAAATTCCCTGTACAAAAAGTAAATCTAGTTCTACTAACTGATGGCGACGGTAGAAATGTAAGAGTGAATCATGAATGGAGTACTTCATATTCTAAAGATATGATAATTGAAATAAATGGTAAG